ATGCCGGGCCTTCACCGGCCCGCCTTCTCATGTCAAACTTCAACAGGCATCCAAGGAGTGCCTCTGTCCCATCGTGACCGTTGGTTCTGAAAACTAGCGGCGGGGCAACAGCCCTTACGTTGAGCAGGTCCCACTGAGCCTTGACGACTGCGGCGAGCCATAGATACAGGTTCTTAGCATGCGGCGTGGCGCCTATGCCGGTACTCCGCCAGATCCTGTAGTTCGATGGGATCTCACGTTTCCAGGGGATGGCGGCGCCAAAGCAGGCGTCTTTGACCCACGTCTTAGCGTCCAAGGACTGGTCAATAACGATGCTCGGATCGAGGAACTCGTGGAAGGCGGCCGTCTCAAGAGGGTCTACCAGGTCGCGACATTGAATCCACTTCACCGACCCGCGCAGGCCGCCGGGGCCGGTTGGAGCGTCAACTCTCGGCGCAGGCAGCTTATCGAGCCCCAGCTCCTTGAGGATCTCTTCTTTGTTCACAGGCTAGGCCAAATCGTGCAGAAAAAGACAGAGACGCGGCAGAGCCATGGCTCGCGGTGGACAGGAACAGGCGTCGGCCGCGGAATGAGCGCCAGAGCCAGCACCACCGCCGCAATCTTCATGACGGCCGGCGCGGGTCGTAGTCGCCTACGATAAACAGAAAGACGACGAGATACGCCACGACGCCAAGTATGAAGACGGTCATTGTGGCCTGGGCGGGCCTTGCTGCGGCGGCTGCGGCCCCTGCGGCCCGCCGGCCTGCTGCGCGGCTCGCTTGCCTTGCGCTGCGCCCGCGGCTTGCTGGTTGTGCGGATTGCCCTGCTCCGTCTGCCCGCCAGCCTGCTGCTGCATCGGGGCCATCAGCATCGCGAGCCTCTGCTGCTCCTGCGCCTGGAGGATTGCGTCAGACTGCGCTAACACCATCCGAGTATCCTGCTTGAAATTCTGGATCAGGTCGCGCAATTCCCACCGCTTGTCGACCAACGCCGCGAGGCTCGGATCGCCGTTGACGATTTGCATGAAGCCCATCAACCGATTCAAGCGGTCGTTCAACGTGGCGCTGCGCGAGATCGCGTTACAGCGGAACTCCGCATCCAGCGCCATGACCTTCCAGCGTACGTCTGGCGGCATGTTCTTCAGCTGGGCAATCGCCGCGCCGCCGTCGTCCTGATCCCCGAACATCCGCTGAAGGTTGTCGTCGTCGTACTCGTTCTCAAACTGCACCATCAGTTCGTAGAGCATCTTCAGCATCGGAGAGATGGCCGTATCCTCGATGTGGGATGCCGCGTCATTGAAGACCTGGCTGGCGGCCGCAGTACGCGCCTGGACTTCCTCTTTTGTCTTACGGTTGGTCGTTTCAGAGGCGCCCGTTGCGAACTCTGAGACGCCGACTGACTGTTGATAGGCCAGAGTCAGACGGTCGATTATCTGGAAGTCGTCCTGGTTAGGGGGGTTGAATCCGAGCATCGGAGTGAAAGGCGGCCTCGATGGGTCTTTGCCCATCCACACCTTCCCAGGAACGAACTTGGGCTTGCTCGATTGCATCTCCTCGGGGTTACGGAGAGCGCCTGGATAGCAGATCGTCTGCGGCACCTGAAACCGCTGCTTGTCGAGGATAACGCACCACGCTTTATTGATCTCGTCTAAGATCATGTTCCCCGGAAGCAGCACCCCCATACCGTAGAGCTGGTGAGGCACGACGCTCGCGGTGAAGATGACGAAGGGTGATTCGATGTTGGTGTAGGGGTTCTGCTCCGGGGCGCGGATCATGAACTGGTCGTACGCGAAAGTGATAAGACAATTCTCGTACAGGACTGCGCCTGTGGCCGGATCGTAGAAGTCGCCCCAATACTCGTACACGTCGATACCCAGGTCAGAGGCCAGGTGGGGCGTATCGCGGCGGATGATTGAGCCCTGGACTTCCCTCTCAGAATCAGTCGAGCCAGGCTTGACCTTTTTAACTTCTTCCATGTCATAGACGCCGTTCCTTGCCGCGGCTTCGAGGTCCGAGATCGAACGCTTCGTGCGGTGGATGATCCCGCGGCCACGGCCGGTCGGGTCGATCCATACGTTCGTCGGCATCTCCGGTTCGTAGACGATACGAAACCTGTCCTTCGCGTCCCGCTGCGGACGGACCTTCATCGGGCCGAAGCCGCAGATCAACGCATCCTTGATCGACACCGGCCAGGAGTCGCGGTAGTTGGACTTCCACAGCTGCCACTTGATGAGTTTCTTCGCGGTGTCCACCCGCTGGTCGTCTAGCTTGATGTACGGCTGGATGTCGAAGAAGTCCTCGTTGTCGAGGATGGAAGACATGATGCGTGCAGCGGAGGTGTCTACAGCCCGCTTGGCTTCTGGAATTGAGATCCTTGCCTGCCACTCGGACTTGTTCTGGTCGTCCACGATTCCGTTGTACTGGTTGTAGCACTTCAGCCATTCCGCGACGAACTTCATCCGGTAGCGGTCCCAGTCTTCCTTGATCGTCTGGAACGCCTTGACGATTTTGGCCTTGTCGGGAGTGTCGCCCTGGTAGTCGCCGCCGACTCTGTAGTTGAACCCGCGGACTGGCTGTAGAGGTTCGCCCTGGTCGGTGTCTACGTCACCGACATTCTGAGCTTCTATTGCTGCTGACATGCCTTCTCTTTTTCCTCGTCCGTGCGCTTGGCCGCGGTCCAGACGCCGGGGGATTTTTCGGATAGGAGCCGCCAGTTCGGCCAGATGCGCGTAACAACAAGCGGGCGGCCGTCGCATCCGCAACTGAATCGGAAGACCGCGAGAGTATGTCCCACAGTTCCGCCGGCGAGGAACTCGTCAAACATCGCTCCAACAGACGGCTTGCCGCACTTGGCGCAGACCGGGTTCGCCTTGTCTTTGGTATCGGCATAGCATGGGAAACAGCTGGCGTCAGACGCGAACGCGACGGTAGACCCCACCCAATTAGTCTAACAGATCAGTATGCACCTATGGCGAAGCTGGACTCGCGTTTGGCGTCTTCCGCGAAGCCCTCCTCGACTGTCAGCTGGGCGACGTAACGGAGGGCGTCCGAGATGTCAACGTAGCCCTCGCCCTTGTCCTCGATCTTGTCGTTCTTGCCGATCTTGAAGAAGTACGCGCCGGAGAGCGCCTCGACCAGCCGCGTGCATCTGTAGTCCACGGCGAACCGCGGCTCGCCCTTCTTTGTCGTCGTCGTCATCAGGCGGCGTACGACTTCGATGCCGTCTCTTATGCGGGCCTTGCGGGATTCCATCGAGGTACCGAAGGACTGTTCCCAATAGTCTATGTCGGTCTGCCCGGTGGAGTTGGCCTGTTCGCCCGCAATGTCCCCGAAGTCACGGTACTGCGACGGATGCCGGCGGGGAAAATGTTCAGCTTCAAGAGCGCGGACTTGACGAACGAGGTCGTCTCTACTAGCTCCGTCGGGGCACAACTCTCGCAGAACAACAAAACGTCCGTCTCTGAGGTACTGACACCATAGGACGGCTGGGCGTAGATAACCGAAGTCAACTCCCCGCAGGACAGGCAGCGTGGGGTCTTCTCGAATCTCTGCAACGTGACGATCGGGATTAAAACACTCATATACCGGCGTCCCTTCTACGTCAAACCCGAACTCTCCCTCAAGCATCATCTTCTGCCAAGCCAGGTTGCCCTTGTGAAGCTCCTTCATCTGCTTGTAGTACGTGCTCTGGCTGGGATTGTCCTTCGTGCGGAACCTGACATAGGCGAAGTCCGGACGCTCTACGATGGCTCGCGCCTCCTGACCGTCGTCGATGTTCCAGGCCTTAGTAGCGAACTCGGACCAGAGCCAGTGAGTTTTTCGTACTCCTCTAGCATCGAAAAAGCCTCTGTAGTAGGAAACGCCTTCGACGACGCCCTCGGGAGCACGACCAAGCCGCTGAAGCAGTCCATCAAATACAGCGTACGAGGTTTCCTGGGCTTCCTGGAGATAGAAGCTGACAAGCTCGATTGACCCGAACCGGTCCCACTTATCCGCCGGAGCCACGTAGAGACTGTGGCCGTTGGAGAAGAGAAACCGGCCCTTGCGTTCTTGCCACTCGGCGTGGCCGCGGGTGAGCTTCTTGTAGTCCTCGATGAGCGACTTCTCGGATCTGGACATCGTGGAACGCCCGGCATAGCTGGTCCCTCCTGGCGTCTTCATGCATATCAGGATCTGTTCCTCTTCGCAAGCGCGGGTCTTGCCGCCGAAGAGGCCGCCGATGGCCCCCTTGACGAGAATGGGGGCCACAGGGACGATGTTGTGAAACTCCTGCTGACGAGCGTAGGGCTGGTAGGTTTCGTAGGATTCGGGCATTTACTGCTTAACGTGGACGGCGGCTTTCTCGGGATCTTTAGCCCACTCCGCCCTGTGCTCTAGCGCCGGCTGGATGAGCTTTCGAGGCTTAGTCTCCTCGCTGACCACAGGACTAGCTTCCAGAGCAGGATGTTCGACCTGTACTCC